AACCTTGATTTTGAGATATCAATTCGCCTACAACTAGCATTCCTGGCATGGGATGTTGTGCTGCGTTAAGAAACGATTTACGATCCTTGAAATCTAGCGACAAAGGTGAAAAATAATGCGTTCCTACAGGCCAATAAAAGGAACGTATCGCTTGTAAATGGATCGTACCAGGGTCCAACAACAAAGAGTTTTCTATTTCTTGTTCCCAGAATTTTCTTGAGACATGATTGTTATCAAGATGATTTTTCTTTTTGTAATATTCAGCACCACGGTTGTCTGTGTACGCAATCATATAGACTCCATTGTCCGCATTGATAGGAATGATTTTATAAAGAGGTGAATCAACAATGGTTTGAACAGGGACAATCTCTTTTAATAATTCCGCTGTTTTTTTATCTGCTTTTCCATACATTCGTAAAAAAGGTTGCCCATGAATTTGCCCATAAATGCAATTATGATTTTTTAAAAGACGCATGACATCCACTATGGTTGTCGCAATGATGACTTTTTTTGATATGTAATTTTGTTTGTCTGTTTTCACCAAAAACTCTTGGTTGTCTACCTTTTGTATAGATTGCACATTGACATTTAGATCTATATGGTTCCATCCTATTTTCTCTGCGATCGTTTCTACCAAAATACGCCAAGGAATAGAAAGTCCTGTCCAACCACCCACAACATCATCAAACCCATAATGATACAACGTTTCGTTTACATCTTCGTTTTCATAATCTGTATAACCAGACGATATTAAAAAATCGCGATACATTTTGTCACCAAGGATAGGTTTTGCAAATTGTTTGAAAGTAATACCACGTGGCTTTCCTCGTTTTTCATATTCAGCGCGCAAAAAGGCCACCGTTTTCATGATATCTATTGGATGCTTTACATTTGGACCTAAAACATTTTTAGCTACAAACTCAGTTGTAGGTACTTTCAACTCTTTTAACAATGCAATAAGTAATTTGTCCTTTTTTTTCCTACCAACACCTGCCCCCGTGACAATTCGTGTTCCATAAAAGATTTCATTGTTCATTCGGCCACCTAGCCATCGTTTTGGGTTTCTTTCTAGAATCTTGACTCTACAATGAGGATCATACTTCAATATTTTATAAGCACTAAATAAACCAGCAATGCCTCCTCCTACAATAATTATATCATAATCATTCGTTTTCTTTGTCATATATAAAGAAAACGATTATTTTTCCAAGAGAAGGATACAATACGTCCACATCTACCCATTAGAATACATCCACCCATTAGGATACATCCACCCATTAGGATACATCCACCCTAGCCCTTTTTTTACAAGTAAATTTGCCACGACGCAACCCTTTCCTAGTAAAAATACTATTGGTACAAATGGCGATGGATCTTTGTTCGTTTTTCAATCCCACTTTTTTAATACACTTGCACAATTTTGTCGCCAAAAGTTTTTCGGCTTTTTGTTTCAATGTTTTATTTTTCTTCGGTAAACGCATTTTGTAATAAGATAATATTTTTTTGTAATCTCCTCTTGTAATTTTACTTACCGATTTTCTGTTTTTTTTCTTTATATCCATTTACTATTGTTATATACAAGAGAGAAAAACAAATTGAAATTTTTGTCTTTTCCTATTATAAGAAAAAACAAAATATGAATAATAAGAATGAATCGCTTAAAATTGTTGTTTTTGATTTAGATGAAACACTTGGTTGCTTTGTTCAATTTGGTGTTTTTTGGGATACACTCATCAGTTATATGAAACTCGCAAACAAAGGAAAATTGGATCAAAACCAAGAAGTTTTCAATGAGTTTTTAGATTTATATCCCGAATTTTTGAGACCACATATCCTAACCATTTTAGAATATCTAAAATTACAAAAACAAAATGGTGTTTGTGATGCTGTCATGATTTTTACCAACAATAGTGGACCCCCCTCCTGGGCTGAACATATCAAAAAATACCTGGAACATAAAATCAATTACAAATTATTTGATAAAGTCATTGGTGCCTATGAAGTAGATGGAATCATTCGCGAAAAATGCCGCACTAGTCATGAAAAATCATATCGTGATTTATTACGATGTGCCAACATTCATGTACCAGCTAAAGTTTGTTTTGTAGATGATTTACTTCATCGTAGTATGATCAATCAAAACGTGGATTATATAAAAATCAATCCCTACGTTTTTCATTTACCTCCATTGTTGATTGTAGAACGCGCATTAAAAAGCCATTATATTAAAAAACATCTCCATGATGTTGCCTTTTTCAAAAATTATATGATGATCAATATCTCAAAATATCGTTTTCATTTCAACAGAAAAACAAAAATGGAATATGATGTAGATATTATTGCTACCAAAAAAACATTCCATTACATAGAAAAATTTTTACAAAGTTAAAACACATTACACCTAAAATATAATATCATGAGGTACATCCCGAAGCCCCAATTGTAATTTGATATTCCTAATCGTTTTTTTGAATTCCAGTGAACTGGATAAAATACTAAGCATCAAGAGTGTTCCTGAACTATAAATCACCTTTCTGTCTAAATTCGTGAATTTGTATTTGGCATACAATTTCAAATACGGATTGTAATAGATTACTAAATACAATGCTACATAAAACGTAACGAAGTAATGAAATATACTTATTATTTGAGGTATATTAGATACTAAACCAAAAAGAACGCACAAATAAAAAAGTAAATAAGAACGACTCGTGAACAAAAGAATTAAATATTGATAATATTGTATTTTTTCCCATTTTTTGGAAGATAGTAATTTCATTGTCTTGTAATATATATTATGTATATATTATGTATATATTATGTATCTTTTCCGTAAACATCTGGAAGAAACAATGAATGATAATAATAACGATATAATTTATCCTCAAGATCTATGTTCTCATCTTGTTTTTCTTCCTCTTTTTTATCTATAAAAAGAAAATCATATGTCTTTTTATTTTTTTCAATCATTTCTAAAATTATTTCATTGTAGTCAAACCAATCCCAAGTGGTTTTTCTTTTTTCTCTCTGTAAAATATTCCTAGGAAGCAATTCTTCTCCTGAAAAAGAATGACGCAATAAATAATGACAATTTTTACCCAATGTATTTTGCGAACGAATATGCAAAGGAATGGAAAGGTAAAAATTTACAAAAAAGACATCCAAAAAAGGTACCATAGATTTTATATTATTGGAGGACAAACATTTATCAGAGCGAATCAAATCTGTTGTAGGTATGAGTTTCAAAAGACGACGTGTCTCTATTTCAAAATCAATCTGTCTTTCTATTCCAGACATGTATGGATATCCTCCACACAATGCATCTCCGCCATCCCCATTAAACAAGAACTTGATATTCGTGTTTTCTTTTATCCATTTTCCAATCAAATAATTCCCGATACTATCACGAACAGTTTTTTTATCAAACGTTTCTACTACAGATATCACATCTTTTATAGAATCAAAAAGTTCACTTTCTTCCACAATAATCTCATGATGTAACGTACCTAAAAAATCAGCCGTTTGTTTTGCTTCTTTCAAATGATCTGAATCTTTGAAACCAATAGTAAATGTTTCCAGTTGTATACCCCTAGCAGAAAACTCCTTATTAACAAGAGCTGCAATCAAACTACTTTTGAATCCTCCGGACAACAAACATCCAGGATGGAAACCGGCATCAAAAACGTATTGACAACGCTTTTTGATCGCTTCTTGCAAATAAATTTTTATACCTTGAATATACCATTCCATATTGTCCATATCATATTTTGCTGTAGTTGTAAACATGGTTGGAGGCGTATAAAAAGAATTGTTTTTGGATACCAATTTCCAGTCCGAAAATGTTTTGAATGAAAGTTCGTATTTTGAAAATGTTCCTGGTGGAAATTCTGCAATCTCATAATCATCTTTTTCTTCCTCAAAATAATGTGAAAAACAAGAAATATTTTTTCCAAAACCTATAATAGTTCGCTTCTCTCTTTGTGTAAGATTTATCTCTTTTGTAAACATATAGAAAGGTCTTATACCCAATGAATCTCTGGCAACATACATTTTTTGAGTAAAACTCGCGTCTTCGTTGTGTAAATTAGAATCATACAAAACAAAAGTAAAAACACCGTCCAATAATCCAAGTGTTTTCTTTAATCCATATTTTTCATAAAGGTGATAGATGATTTCTGATTCAGTATACGTAGTGGGAGTTATTTGTAACATGGAAAACAATTCATTCTTATTATATATTTCACCTTGAAAAAGGATATTGATTGTATTTATATTGTTTTGAAAACATTCTTCATTCTTTGATGAATCATAATGAAACAAGACATTTTGATTGATGGTTATATATTTAGCATTGTTATCTAGAAATCTTTTTTTAAAAGGAGGAAAATTATCGTTCATGATTGCAAAAAAATTTTTCATTTGTTATCTTCTTCTTTTCTTGTGGTTACATGAATATATGTAAAACTCTTTAATTGGTTTTTATTTTTTTTGTTTTTTTTGTTTTTCAAGTCATGAAGCAAAAAATATATTGTTAATGTATAGTATAATCATGTCTACAACAATTCACGATTATTCCCGTTATATATCAAAAAATGAATATCAAAAATATCCTATTCACTCGGCGAGTTGGAATGATTCGGTTCCTGAAAACAAACAGGGATATCCAGGTTGTCAAGAAGATGGCAATACCGAAACGTCTCGCAATATACATCAAGAAACCAACACGCGAATTTATCAACGAAATTTACCTAGTCAGCTCTTGCAACCATATATTGATGTGCGACCGGCGTCAACAAAGTATTCATTGTTACCTATTGTAGACCCACGAGCCAAGGCGACAGTACCATATATTGCCCAACCCGATTTTCATATTGCAACAACATTCAATCCTGGTGATCGTCCTTCTCCGTGGTCTGGATTTTCAACCAATATAAATATTGAATCGGAATTACGAAACCAAGTCTATGCTTTGCAAAGATGCAACCAAGCAGCTTACATCCCAGCAACACTGAGCGATATGTATGATAACAAGGCGATTCCACAAAACAACAAAACACAACAACCCTTTCCTGGATTGTTTGAAACAGAACGTTTTACTGATTTCAACCCGAATCCTGAAAATGTGGGACAGCATGTATTTTTGAACAATACACGCATGGAGTTCAGAGACATGACATATAGTTGCAGTTAAATTGTTAGATAGTTTGTGCGTTTTTGATTGTATATATAATATGTTGACTATATACAATCCTATATGAGCGAAAAATACATTCAACAAATTACACTGGAGTGTTTGATGAACAAAGAGCAAAGGGAAAAAGAAAAATTCAAGGGAACCGAACAGGAAAAGCAAACCATCGCGAAAGATACGAAATTTTATAAAAAAAGAATCATTCAACTAACAAAAGATATTGTAAACAATACGCCTCCTCAAGAATTATTACATGATGTTTCCTTTGCGTTTCATAACTATCTAAAAAGTTGCATTCGTTATTTCAAAATAATAGACAAACATGATATTTTACAAGAAGATTACAAAGAGTACAATATTTTAGAAGGCATCAAACTACAAAACCTAGACATAAGCGGCATTGAAATAGATTATTTAGATATAAACCAAGATAAATTAATGATGCGTTCAGTCAAAGTCAAAAAACCAAGTTTAGATTCTTTTGTTATTAAAACAGTGAAAAAAGCTAGTGAAGAACCCATTTTACCAAAGAAGAAAAAGGTGAATTTGAAGGATCCACAACTCAAAACAAAAGGTGTGCAAGAAAAAAAAGGGAAAAAAGAAAATGTCTGTAGTATTTATGAGAATGAAAAAAACAATAAAAATCAGGAAAAACATGAAAAACATGAAAAACATGAAAAACATGAAAAAGAGGACACAAAGTCAAAAGATACAAAAGAATCTAAACAAAATGCTGACAACAAAGACCATGAAGAAGTTAAATTGTAGTCCTGATCCTAATAAAAAGAAAAAATCATATTCTTGTTTGAATGACGACACATTGATAAAATTAAGAAACCTTTGGAATGCACGTCACCCTGATGCAAAAATAAAAGCAAACAATCCAAAGCTTATATGGGTTCAATTGAAAAATTATCTTGCTGGTTCTTGCAACAAAGAATCGTGTTGGTTAAAACAGAAATTTGTAGAAGGTAAATTGCAAAGTGAATTGAAGGAATCATTTGCCCCTGTTTCTCCCAAAGAATGGAAAAAGAATCCGAATGAATGGCTTTCTAGTGTGGATATTATTAATGTGATGAAGCAATATGAAAAAGCCTATACATGTTTTGAGTTTATGGGGCCAAGCCCTATTGATTATGACACGGTGAAACTATACGGAGAATGTGTCTGGGAAGAATTATGTCATTTTAAATTGGAAAACCAAATCAAAAAGGGGAAAACAAAGATTGGTATCATTTTTAATACGGATCCACATTACAAAGGCGGTTCTCATTGGATCAGTTTGTTTATCAATATCAAAAAAGGCGTCATTTATTTCTTTGATAGTGTAGGTGACAAAGCACCTGAAAGAGTGATGAAATTTGTCAATATGGTAACGGAGCAAGGAAAACAGTTAGAGAAGCCGATTTTATTTCAATTTGACCAAAATTATCCTGTGGAACATCAATACGGAAATACAGAATGTGGTATATATAGTTTGTATTTTATTATTCACATGTTGCAAGACAAAATAAATGGACATTATTTGAAAACGCATATATTAAAGGACGAATATATGCAAAAATTCAGGAATATCTATTTTAATCAAGAATTATAATGAGTCGCGGTTTTTTACATAACCATTTTTATAATTGTTATATAATTATGGAGAAACTGGGAACCGAGAATGAATTTATGATGGAAGCTTGTGATTTAGCTATACATAGTGTCAATGTAGGAGGCGGACCCTTTGGTTGTGTCATTACAGACCCGAGTGGAAAAGTCATTGGTAAAGGCCACAATATGGTCACTATCAACAATGACCCGACACAACATGCAGAAATTGTCGCCATCCGTGCTGCATGCCAAGAAATGGGGGATTATTCCCTAAAAGATTGCACTTTGTACACCAGTTGTGAGCCTTGTCCTATGTGTTTGTCGGCTATTTATTGGGCGCGTATTCAACATGTCTTTTATGCGAATGATCGCAATGATGCGAAGGAAATCGGTTTTGACGATGAATTTATTTACGAGGAAATCAAAAAGGATGTAAAAGATCGCACAGTAAAGTTAAAGCGTGTTGAATCCGACAAAGCCTTGGAAGGTTTCGGGTTATGGCGCGAAAAAACGGATAAATTACATTACTAACTACGACATAATATTGTACAAGTTTTTGTAATACACATACATACTTTTCATAAATGTATGTGTATAAATATAATAGGAAGGCGATGACCGGGGATTGAACCCAGGACCACCGTTTGCCAACCCTAACTTCCAGCTATATCTCATCAACCCTAGGTTTTTGAACCCTGGGCTAATGTACATAGCCTTCGGCCAAAGTTGGCAAACGGTTATTTTACCACTAAACTACCACCGCTTTTTTGTATACTTTGCTTATATTTTTTTCAAGTATGAAAATAAAAACATTGTATACAAAAAAGAAGGATATTAAAAAAAAGACAAACAAACGCATTAAATTTGATATAAACTCTTCAAAAAGGTGAAATTCGTATTTTTCCTAAATAATAACAAATAGGCAATAGTTGGATATGGTGAATATAACTCACAGTTCCAATAATAATAACTCCTCCTATGAAGTATAACGAATAAGGATACCAGAGTTTTTCTTTCCACTCTTTTTTTTTCCATTCAATGTAATCAGAAAGATATTTATCAAGCAACAAGTTGGGATGAAAATAGATAATTATTGAATCAAACCATGATTTATTTTTAGTCACAACTATCTTCTCTTCCTTGATTTTTTCTTGTTTTTTCATATGATATTTTTTGATATATTCACAAAGACTATTGTTGTGATTTTCCTTTTCAGGTTCCTTCACTTCTGTATGGTAAGGATGAAAAATAGAAGAAATTGATTTTTCTATTGGTTCCAAAAAATCCATTGTAGATTCGTTTTCTTCCTTTTCTTTTTTTTCTTCGTGATGGAAAAGGGAAGATAATGAATTTTCCAAAGGAGAAAAAATAGTGGTACTTTCTTCTTCCTGTTCTTCCTCTTTTTCTTTTTCTTCATTTTTTTTGCTTTGTGATTCCACCTTGGGTAGAGGATCCACCTTTGGTAGAGGTTTATCCACCTTTGGTAGATTATCCACCTTTGGTAGAGGATTGTTTTCTATTATTTCTTTGGAATCCGTATGACAACATAATAGTTTATTAAAAAAACGTTGCATTTGTATATAATATTATAAAAACATTTAAATTTGTTTTTTTATAATATTATAAAAGAGAACCATGGATACAAACAAACTCATCAAAGCATTGGATGAAGAAAACAATGAACTTCTTTTCAATTATACAACGAAAAAAATCAAAGAAATGAATTTGAAAATCCTAAAAGAATTATTGTTACCGAGAGAAACCATATTAGATTATATGAAGCAATTAAACGAATATATCTATATTGATGAAGTAAACCAATTGAAAACCGGTGCGTTTATTCGGTGGATACCCATTAAAAATCCGGATGAACTTCCCCTTAAAAAATGTGCGCTTGTTTGTGATATCAAAATAACAGATACTGGCGTTGTCATTGTCATGAAAAATTTCATGCGTTCCTTTTTTCAAATCAAAATGGATGAATGTCTCATTTTTCAAAAACTAACAGAGCAACAAAAAGTTCTTTTGGCGGCATTGGACCATTTATCGTAATGATCAATCTAAATCTGTTTTATCAATCAAAACTTCCTTCGCCACACGTTTGATAATTTTATGATAATTATGATTGTCTTTTTCCTTGTCACATGCACCGAGTGCCTGACCCATAATTTGCAAATACTGATCACTCTTTTTAGAGAAACTATCGCGACATTCCGGATTTTCCTGTTTCCATTCGGGGATGGTTTTGATGTTCTTATCCGCGATATTCTTAATCACTTGTATTAGTTTCGGCTTGTCATCGTCTTCCTTTTCCCATACATTGTTTTCTTTCAAATGCATGACTTCCCTTTTCAAGTCACTACAATGAATGGGTCGTTTGTAAACATCCAATTGTTTAAGTCCGTTGACAAATATTTTGGAGATTCCCTCTACAAAACCACAAGCCCCCACTTGTTCTACATCATTCATGGATATTTGCAGACTATTTATGAAATCACTTATATTGAGTGCATCCTTGCATTTTTCATTGAGAAAAACATTCAGGTTAAACCGGTTGTTGATCGTTTGGTTGTTGTTTGTGATATTGTTTGCGGCATTTTTAGTCATTTCTAACATTTGTTTGTTTTGCTCCATCAGCATTTGTTTGAATTCATTGTTTTGTTTTATGATATCCAAAACCATCTCATTTGTAATGGAAGAATCAGCCATATGGACTTTTTGCGCGTTTTGCGCGTTTTTATCGCATTTTTTCAAATGATACCAAAGGCTATTTCTCGCCTTGTATGTTTTTTCGCAAAAATGGCACACGTATTTGCATTGCGCGTTTTCCTGTTCTATGTTTTTAGAACAAAAAAACGCGCGATGTTTTGCTGTGGAAAAATGTCGTTGTAAATCTGTCAAACGTTTGCATTGATACTCACATATTTTACATTCATGCATAAATATACAATATATTATTTTTTTAAGTTCTAAAATGTTCTAAAAATATAGAACAAAAAACGCGTCAACGCGAAAAAACGTTCTAAAAAGTTCTAAAAATGTTCTAAAAATATAGAACGCAAAAACGCGTCATTTTTTTTTGAAAAAAATTTATCGTAACAAATTGAAAATTATTTTTTTTGCAACCTTACCATAAAAATTCATTATGGTCACAATTACGATTTTTTACAAAAGTCCTTGAGTACTTTCAGAAAATGGACATAATAAATGTCCAAAAACGAAAAGCCGAAAATACTTTTGGGAAAAATATCGCATTTTTTAACAAAATCGCTGAAAAAAAGGCACTATTTTCAATTTTATCGTCTAAAAACAAGAATTATTTTTTTGGTACCAATGCATAAGCTCCCGCCCGGGTTGAAAATCGGCAAACACCTCCGTTTTTGTACTTTCAGTTTGCTGGGCTCTCAATCAAATATTTTATGAAAGAGAGAAAACATCTCAAGAATTTGTTAAAAAACATCAAATATTATCTAAAGTTTGATGTTTTTGGCTCCACCTTTCTATTGGTTTTGTTTTCTACTCCACCTTTTCTATTGGTTTTGTTTTCTACTCCACCTTTTCTATTGGTTTGTTTTTGGCTCCACCTTTCTATTGGTTTTGTTTTCTACTCCACCTTTTCTATTGGTTTGTTTTTGGCTCCACCTTTTTCTAAAAGGTGGATTACCAGTTGCTGAACGCGCTGTTGCCTAGAGCGGCATTGGCTGGCATGGGTTCGTTCATAGAACCTTCACCTGGTGTTGATGCATTTACGAGAGGATTCGTATCCTTACGGTACATGGCATCAAAATTTTGTTGCTTTGCGGAACCGGTTCCACTGCCACCGTCACTCGGCAAGGAATGGATGGATGTTCCATCGGTATACATAGCTTGACTCATCATGGATTGATTATAAGCATTTTGAGAAATAGAACTAGGGATAGGAGAGAGAGGTGACATGAGGGAATTGTTTTGAGAAATGGGTTGGGTTACTTTGATATTGGACATTTTCTCCTTTTTCTTTTTTTTATCTTCGTCGGTGGTACCTTCCCATAATTCAGACAATCTATTGACCAAAATACTTACTTTCTCTCCCAACTTTGTTTGAAGACTGAGAGTAATAAGCAATACAGCTAAAACAATGTACAAAACACTGAAATCTTTATACTTGATACCACTGTAGGTTGGGAAATAAGTGATGATTCTGTCAATCATAACCAATCCAACAAACATACTGACAATTTGCAAAATGACTTCCAATAAAATTTCTAAACTTCCTTTTTCCTCGTTGGCTTCTGGTACAAATTTCTGCATAGATTTGTTCATGATGACGATGGGTATAATGGCAAGTAAGGCGTATTGAATAACATTGAAAACATCTGCCTTTGTTTCTTCATTGAAATTAAAAACATGTTTAAAAAAATTCTTTGATTTTGTTGTATTGTCTGAAGTTTCCATATGATTTATAAAAAGAAATTAAATATTTCAAAATGGAGTTAAAGTAAATGTCAAAAAACACTTCTTTGTTTAACTTTAGGAAATCGGTTTCCTAAAGTTAAAAAACGTATCTAAAGTGCGTCTATAAAACCAAAACAATTTATAAACAGATTTTAATGAGTAGTTCACGTTCTATTGCAGGCGCAAGACAAAGAAGAGCAGGAGAAGCCCCACCTACTAGTGGAAGGAATAATTCTACCGTGACATCACAGCAATTTTTAGCACAACAAGGACAACAACAGCAACAACAATATACAAATACTTCTGCAAAATTTCAAAGCTTGAATTCTGGTAGTGGATCTAATTTTAGTAATCAACAACAACCCAACATGATTAGTGCAAGTACTAGTACAAATGCTTTGAAACAAGGACCAATACAGATTGGAAATGGACCTGGTCAATTATCAGTATCTGACGCATTTGCTTTGGTTACATTACGATTGGGAAAAATGGAATCATTAATAAAAAAATGGCAGGAAGAAGGTTTCCCAGGAGAAACTAGTACACAACCAGGTATAGACACAAGTATCATCCAGGCAATTGTATCAAGAATAGAAAAAGTTGAATTATCAACCAACACATTGATAGCGAACAAGATAACTGCTCAAAGTATTCAACAACCGTCTGCGTCTCCATCTCTTGTTCATTCACCACAACAATGGAAAGCAATGGAAGAAAAAATAATCGTAGAAGTAGAGAACAAGTTGGGAAACATTGTAAAGGATATACTTGAATTAAAAGATACATTGATTAAAGTGCAAAGTTTTACTATGGAAACAAACCAAAAATTAGTAAATGCTATATTTCAAGAGAATGAAAATGAACTCATGATGATGCAAATGATGAGAGATTTAGGTACAAATGAAGATGAAGAAGAAAACGAAGACCAAGACCAAGACCAAGACCAAGACCAAGATGAAGACCAAGACCAAAATGAAGACCAAGACCAAGATGAAGAAAATAATGATGCTGTGGGTTTAGAAGAAGGTGATAACAATAGACATGAAATAGAAGGTGAAAATATTACAGTAAATTTAAAGGAAATAATTAAAAATGAATTAAAACTAACGGAAATATCGTAAAATAAAATATATTTTTATGAATATAGAAATATATCTATCAGTATACATATACTTTATGGAATATAAAAAGGACGAAACAAAGGAAACAACATTAAAGGAAGTAGAAGAAAATTTTATTGTTCAAATAGAAAACATGAAAAAAAGAGGTATAAAAATTCCTCTGAATGAAATAATTTCGTTGTTTTGTTGTAATGATAAAAATGTAATGTTTATTAATTTTTACTGTATAAAATGGTTCAAAAATATAGAAAAACAAATGATTATAAATATAATTCGCAACAATATACTAGCAATTATTGAAAAGGGGTATGAAAAAATAACAATACACGTATGCTTAAAATCATTGTCAGTAAGTCATATTGATACATATTATTCGTTGTTCAAAGATGCATCTACTATTTTCAAAAAGGAATTTCCAGAACGTTTAGAAAAATGTTATTTATATCATTGTTCCAGTATTTTTACATATATTTATAAATTGATTTCTACCATGTTAGAACGGGATACATTGGAACGTGTTGAAGTCTACAAAAAATAAAGCAACAAAAAATAAAACAACAAAAAACAAAAAATAAAACAACAAAAAACAAAAAACAAAAACAAAAAAAATGAATTGGGAACAAAGGAATAAAATAAAAGATATAACAAAGAAAAAATGAAGATTATCATTGACAAGAGAGAATTATTTGTATCCCTTTTTAGCGTGATTAAAAACTGTTCCAACATCGTGAATTTAGATTTCAAGGATGAATATTTGTATATTCAATCCATGGACAAGGCCCATGTTTGTTTGTTTGAGGTCACGATAAAAAAGGAATGGTTCACAGTTTATGAAAAAAACAAAGGAGATATGCAGATGATTGGCATACCAACCCAAACATTCTTTTCCATTTTGACTACTTCAACCTCAAGCCACAACATTGTCTTGCATTGCGAGGGAGATTCAGATTCTTTACATATTGATCTCATACTGAAGAAGCCAGACAAGGGTGAATTTGATTGTTTTTACAAATTACCGATTGTGAATTGCGATTATGATTTGTTGGAGATTCCTGAAACTGACTATGATGCAGAATTTTCAATGACATCCAAAAAAGCTACTGATATAGTATCAAGGATGTCTTTGTTCGGGGAAACCATTCATTTTCATTGTGATGAAGAAAGGATTGATATGATAACGAATGGAGTCAATGGTGAAATGAAGGTGAACATTCCTATAGACGATTTGAATGAGTATGCGATAAGTGAGGGGGAGGAAATAAAGTTAGGTTACAATTTGAATTATTTGAACAAAATGTGTTTGACGAATAAATTGTCTGACAATATTGATTTTAGCATTAGTAACAATTGCCCTATGAAAATCAAATATGATTTAGGAGAAGGGAGTTATATGTATTTCTTTTTGGCACCCAAGATAGATGAAGATTAAAAGGTCTTATGAGTATAAAATAGAAAAAATTAGTATATATTTTTAGTAACACAACCAAAAACAAATGAAAATAATATTTGGATTTTTTATTTTTTGTCTCGTTTTATTTATTTATCTGCACATTATGTTTCATTTAAAAAAGAGCGATGAATTGGAGATTTACGAGATGGACAATGTTTCCAAGGAAAAATTGGAAGAAATATGTGATGTGAGACAACCTGTGATGTTTGATTTTGATTGTCAAAATATCATGGAATCAACATGTAAAAAATACATAGAATCAAATTATCCTGCTTTTGAGATAAAGATACGCAATACAAAAGAAAACAAGGAAAACGCAGAACGATATACCTTGTTGCCGTTTGATGCAGCAAGTAAATTGTTTGAAGAAGACAAAACCGCCGCTTTTTTTACGGAGAAAAACCAGGATTTTCTTCAAGAGACGGGTATGAATAAGCATTTTCAATACAATGACGAATATTTGCGTCCCTCTATGGTATCCAATTGTTTCTATGATGTGATTTGTGGTTCAAAAAATACAGAGACGCCTTTTCGTTATGAAGTCAATTATCGTAATTACTTTGTGGTGACACAGGGAAGTGTAAAAATAAAGATGGCACCGCCAAAAAGCACAAAATATTTGCATCCCATCAATGATTACGAACATTTTGAGTTTTCTTCCCCTGTGAATCCTTGGTCACCACAAGCCCAATACAAGGCAGATTTCAATAAAATAAAGTGTTTGGAGTTTACTCTGCAAAAGGGGAAAACGATTTTCATACCGGCATATTGGTGGTATTCTTTGAAACTAGAAGATAATACGAGTTTATCTGTTTTTCAGTACAGGACGTACATGAACAATGTGGCTGTTTTGCCTCATATTTTCATGTACGCATTGCAAAACCAAAACATCAAACGCGAGACGACGAAAAAATTGGATATTCAAGTTTTGGATAAAGAGTCACAAGAAGGAAAGGATATCCCACCGGTGGATATATTGGAAAAAAAAGAAGAAACATAATTAGGTTACAAAATAGGTATAAAATAGGTACAAAATAGGTATAAAATAGGTATAAAATAGGTACGAAATAATTAATCATCATTTTCTTGGAGAACATCTCGGGTAATCAAATTGAACTTATTACGTTTAGGGAATACAATAACGATACCACGGTGAATACTTGTTTCTTTCATGTATATGCGACATTGCTCTTCTGCATCATCAACGACGGCATCAGAACCAGAGGAAGACTTCAATTCAACAACGATGCTGTTTTCAATGATAAGATCCGCACGAACAGTTCCAGCATATCTTCCCATGTAATTGATAATGATGTCGCGTTCCGTTTCAAAGCTAATTCTTGCGTCATGAAGACCAATTTTCATGGCGTTGTGATAGACGGATTCAGTATGACCCGCCCCTAGTTTTTCGTTTACATCCGCGGCGATATTTTTTATTTCTCTAATAAAACCTTCTACTTTGATATTTTCTTTTTTCTTTTTTTGAGGTTTGTCTTCTTTTCCTTCTTTTCCTTCTTTTCCTTCTTTAGAAACAGAGATTATCTCTTGACAAAGCTCACTATCATTGTCAAGAGATAGTAGTTGAAATTTATCGTGATTTTTCCTGTTGTGACCCTCCACCCTGCAAATTGTGCATTTAGTGATTTTCTTTTGGGAGACAGGGTTAGTAGTTTCAATAGATGACATTATACTTTTGATTTTGGTTAACTTTTACAGTTTGGTTGATTTTTTGCTTGATACAAAATAAAAAGAAAAGTAATTCAATTTTTTTTTATGAAAGAAAAGTATAAAAAAATTGAATTGCTTTTTTTGTTTTACACTGAATAGTAAAATAAAAGAAATTGAATAATCAAACATGCAGACTCGTGCTCAAAACCGCTTTCAAAAAATGAAAAGACAGGAAATGTATGTTGTTCCTGTTCGTGAAAGAGTGGTAACCAGGTCAATAACCAGTGAAAACCGACGATGGAACATGGAACGAAAAGACAACGAGGCAAAAAGAAAGTGGTTTGTTGCAAATATAAAAAAAGGGTTGGATTCCATTGTTGAAACAAACAGAAAGAATCTAACGAAAGAAGAAAAAGTAATAGAAAAAGTCAGGATTGTTGACGAAATGTACTACAACATGAAGACGTACATTGCTGACATCGCGGAATTCTCATATGATTTACGGACGCGTTTGATCCCTGTCATGATTGAAAAGGCCGGAGATTTAATTTGGGAAATTTATGAGCGTCTACATAATTTGAATAACAAATTGTACCCTGTCTATTTCACGAAAGAAGAGAAATATTATCTCCTCAGTGTTATGAAAGAACTGAAAAACACCAAGCTTTATTTGATAGATTTACAGAATAAGTATTAGTGAATTCCTTTCCTCTCCTCTATAATGCATGTTTTTATAATGTAACCTAATAAAAGTTTCTTTTTTTCTTTCTTTCTTTCTTTTTTTAACGAACAATATGAAGGGTTAGGGCAAATCCCGGGCGCGCGTATTTGACATTCAATCAAGATGACGAACTTCCTTATATCTACATCTAGATCTTTTTTCTTTTTCTTTTTCAAAAGGATCATCCTTTTGTTTGTCATTTTTTTTTTGGTTTTTTTCCAATTCTATTTTTGATAATGCATATTGACCACAAGGACCACAATGGTCTTCATTTGATAAATCTATTTTATGGTTCATTTGTGTATTGCTATTTTCTATTCTCCATCTACCTATTGGTTTTGGTAATTCTTTTGGAAGTATTTTGTTTATAAAATTTATTATGTACTTGTTCATTGTATGTATAATTATGATTGTTTTAAGTATTTTTTATAAATTGTTTCGCGATTTGAAAGGATAAAAGGTGTAATATATTTTTCATAGATGCTTAATGTCAAATTTGGCGCGGCATCGTATACGCCGTTTCTTCATAATGATCAATTCAAGTCAGATTCTATTGTACAAAGCGGATCCTTCACGTAGGCGACCGTTTTGGATAAACCTTTTTCTAAAAGGTTGAGAAAAAATTGAATTGCTTTTTTCTTTTTGGAATTATATGCATCCAAAAAGAACAACAGACAACAATGCAAACCAGATCCATCGCTCATTTGACTCTTGGTATTTCACAAGAGGTTAAAACAAACACGCTTCATAGAATGGTAACGCGTTCCAAAAAACAATCTCTAGAATTGCAAAAAAATAAAGAAAAGGAAGAATGGTTCACAGCCTATGTAAAGAAATTATTGAATGCAATCAACAATGTTAACGACGAGTATTACAATCAATCGGACAATATTGTTGAAAAGACGCGTATAATAGACGAGATGTATTATAACATTGATAAATACTTGGGTGAATTAATAGAAGAAAATCCACAAAAATGGACACGTTTCGCGGTGGCTCTTGTTGACAAAGCAGTTGAATTGATACAAGAAATACATTACGTATTACACAACAAAGGATCTAATAGGGTTACTGAGTTTACCCGACAGGAAAAGGCTTATTTACGCCAGGTGATGAAGCAACTTGAAAAAATCAAAAACAGATATCAAGCATTGTATTTAGCATAAGTATATCTGTAAAATAAAAATAATTATTGTTGTTTGTTTCTTCATTTGTCATATATTTTGTAAACTAATAAATTTTTTTACACCGCATTTTGTTCACATCTAGTTTTACAAAAGGTTTCATGAATACTCAACATTTCAAAAAGAACGTGTAAAACAAATCCAATCAAGAAACAACATACAATTTCTCTCTTCTTTATGACTTTGGAAAACAAAACGCCGAGAGAAACAAACGCCCAACCTTCAAATACTGATTCTAAAATCATGGCAAATCCTTCCACATGTTTCGTTTTGTATTTATTTCTCTCTTCTTCTTGTTTTCCATCCTCTAAAACACGAACACAAGCATTGCCTCTATTGCAATAATAACTTTGTAAACCCAGGTAATATCCAATGAAATGTTTTAAAAACCCTGTCAAAAAGAAAAACAAATACAAATTGTTTTTTACATTCAACAAGTACAAAAAAAACGCTATTTTTGCACTATAAAGTCCAACAAACAACGCTTCTAAAATGGAATTCATAATATTTAAATGTATATTATATATAATACATTTAATAATAATTTAAAAAAATAATAATAATAATAATAATAATGGAAAAAATTTTAATTACAGGAACAGGAAGATGTGGGTCAACATTTTTAATGAAAATATTTAGTTTTTTGGGTTTTCATACGGGTTACAATAGAGAAAATTATATGTATTTTATTCCACCGGGTCAAAAAGAAGGACTTGAAAAAACGCATAGACAAGAGTATTATATTTCAAAAAATCCACAGTTTTTAACATATTTAAATGATATTTTGAATGATGAAAAAATTATTATAAAACAAGTATTACTTATCGTTCGTGATTTTGAATCATCGGCAAAGTCTCGTTACAAAAATGGAAACAAAGTTGGAGGATTGTGGAAAGCAACTGATGTTGAAACTCAAGTTCGGTTTTATGAAAAAATAATATCAAATTATATATATGTCATGACAAAACATGAAATAAATACAACGTTTATAAATTTTGATAGAATGGTAAATGATAAGAAATATTTATTTTTTAAAATAAAAGATATTTTGGATGAGAAAAACATAGATTTTGATACATTTTCAAAAGTTTATGATGAAGCTGAACTAACTTCAAAACCAAATTATACACCAGTAGACCCAAATCCTCCAGAGCCGCGTTCTGTAGAACCTAGTAATTCCCTCTCGGCGACGAATTCCACATAGATGGGTACCAAGGTGGGAGCGCACAATTGAAACAAACGTGAATATTGTTGGATTTGGAAACCATCTTCATTTAATTCAATATTAGTTTGAATTTGTGTATCGTGACTGGTACCACCATACCCTTCCATAAATTTGAAAACAGGAAGAAAATAGTCAATATTTACCATTGCTTTGATGTTTCCTCGGTAGGAACTATCAATGATACCGACACTGTTTGCCAAACGCAATGGTGTCTTGCTGATACTTGACCTTGGATACAAATAAAATCCTGAAGGATGTTTTTTCCCTGTGTCATGAACAATTTCGGCTTTACAAGCTACACCAAAATCAATAGCGATTGTGAAATCATTTTTTTCTATGCGATGAGCCAAGCAAAACAAGTCAAATCCTGAATTGAATGTATCACGCGACAACAATTCTTCGTTGTGTTTTTTGATAGCCTCCTTGTATTTATGAATCACTTCTAGATCTGGCGAATCAACAAACAATCGTAAACTCATGTATTGTGTATAACCCTTTTCAAATAAAGCGTCCTTGAAATCGGCTTCCGTCAAATCTTGTCCAGTCATTTTACATACAAATCAAATACTTTCTTTAAGCTTTATTCTTTGGAATATGTTTTTTCATTTTACTTGTCTTTCTTCTTTTACACCCTTGGCAACTCTTTTTTATTTATCTTTCCTAAATATGCCTAAAGACATCGCAACAAACAATATAATAATTAGATTTTTGTTTTTTATATAAAACGCACAACTAATCAAATCAATGTACAAAATTATAGTCAACGATAGAAATTATACATCATGGAGTTTTTATGAATCTCCTTCTTACACTTCAATAGAAATGCCAGATATAAATCCATTGGAAAGTAAACTATTTTCCAACGATGTTTTTTCTTTGGATGAAACAACAAAAAAACCAAAAATCGTGCATTCTAGTATTCGCAATACGGCGGACATTCCTGGTGTTCTTATTCTTCAAAACAACAAAACATATGGACGATATAATAAAAATAAATTGCTGTATAAATGTGTGCCAGATGATATTCATATACCGAGTTTTTTGGTACCGTATGAAATGAAACAAATCGGTTTTTCCAAAGTGTTTGTCAACCTCTATGTCACTTTTTCTTTTGGTGAATGGAGAGAAAAACATCCCCATGGTCTTCTTACACAAGTAATTGGTCCAGTTGATATTTTACCGCATTTTTATGAATACCAATTGTATTGTAAAAGTTTAAACGCGTCTATCCAAAGGCTGACAAAAGACACTTCCAAAGCGCTTCAATCCAACCCAAGTGATGCTTATATGGATACTATTTGTAAAAAGTATCCATTGATTGAAGACCGTACTTTATGGAAAATAATGACGATAGATCCATTTAAAAGCAGGGATTTGGATGATGCGATTGGGTTGCGTATTTTGGACGACAAAACACGGCAATTGACGGTTTACATATCCAATGTGACTATATGGATAGATGCGTTGCAATTATGGGATTCATTTTCCAATCGTGTTTCTACGATTTATTTGCCGGATAAAAAGAGGCCTATGTTGCCGACACTTTTATCCGAAGGTTTATGTAGTTTGCTTGAAAACACGTCGCGATTTGCTCTTGCAATGGATTTGTTTGTAGAGGAAGGCGAAATCAAAGATATACGTTTTGTGAATTGTAAAATAAAGGTGTATAAAAATTATGAATACGAAGAGGCAAAATTGGCAAGGGACGAAGAATACCAAAAAATATTGGAAATAACCAAGAGTTTATCAAAAAAAAACACTTATTTACATCATATAGAGAATAGTCATGATGTCGTGACTTATTTGATGATATTGATGAATTACTATACTGCAAAGGAATTTCTTGTTAAAAAAACAGGCATCTTTCGTTCTACAATAACACAGAAAAATAAAAACAAGGAAAAGATTCCTGATGGTTTACCTAGTGATATAGGAGATTTTATAAAGATATGGAAAAGTACGTCGGGGCAATACATATGCTTACAGGAGGATAGAACGGAGGATAGAACAACCCGTCATGATTTATTGGATTTGGATGCTTATACGCATATAACAAGTCCTATACGTCGTTTGGTAGATTTGCTTAACATGATACAATTGCAAAAAACACATAGTGGATGTAAATTAGATTTAACAGAGAAAGCTGAACATTTTTACAGTCATTGGATTGAAAAAATGGATTATATCAACACAACCATGAGAGCTATACGGAATGTTCAATGTGATTGTAGTATTTTACACATGTGTATGAATGACAAACATTTGATGGAAAAGGAATATGAAGGTTATGTTTTTGATAAATTAGAAAGAGCGGATGCACTGTATCAGTATATTGTTTTTTTACCAGAATTACATTTGGTATCAAAAATAACGTGTCGTGAATGTTTAGATAATTATGAACGCAAGAAATTTAGATTGTACGTCTTTCATAATGAGGAGAAATTCAAAAAGAAAATAAGATTGCAAATATTGTAAAAAAAATTAAAAAATAAAAAAAGAAAAAATAAAAAATAAAAAAAGAAAAAAAAAAAGATAAAAAAAGAAAAAATAAAAAACAAAAAAATAAAAAAT